CTTCTCCGCCTTCTTTTTTTTCTTCGGGCTGTGCTACTTCCTCAACCTCTATCTTCTCTTCCTTGGGCGCTTCCGTTTTTTCCGGTTCACCTTTATCATCTAAATTAATTTCAGTTGCTTTTTCATCAGCTTCACCAACATCAATTAGATCTCTTTTTTCTTCTTCTTGTGGCATAGTTCCTTTCCTATGTTAAATATGATGAAGAACAGCTTCAGGATCTTTAATCGTTCCTAAAACTTCATCATCGTTTAGTAGTCGAACTTCTCCACCTTCTATTGGTAATCTTGAACCCGCATAGCGAGCAAAGATAACCCAATCTCCTTTTTTGCACCAGGGTCCTGATGTAAATTTCTTCTCTGAATAACATAAAGGTCCCATTTTTAAAACATAGCCACAATTTGTAGCTATTCTTAATTTATCTAAAGTTTCTTGTGCAATTAAAATTCCACCTTTAGTTTTATCTTTAGGTGTAAAAGGTAAAACTAAAATTCTCCAACCCGAAGGGTCAGGTAATTGATCAGTGTTTGTAATATTGTCGGGATGTAAAGGTTCTTTTAAATTTTTTGATTCTTCTTTATATTTATCTTGCAAAGCAGCTTTATGCTTTGGGACTTCCTTTTTTAATGTCGACGATGTTTCCGCCTGTGTCATGTTGCTCCTTAGCTTTTAGCAGGTTAGAGATTTCCTGTAAGGTTAATTGTACAGCGTGTGCCTGTCCTAATAAATACTTATATTTTTCGTGATTGTCAACCCCACTACCAGTTAACATGGCATCGCCGATCGATTGTAAATTTTCTTTAAGTCTCTTTTGAATTTTATTAATTAAAATTAAGTCGTCCACTATTTGATGGCGATTCCGCCACCTCTATTAGCTTTACCCATAGATTCGACATGTCCACCTTTTTTCAAAGCAATTCCTTTGCCTTTTTTAGCAATTCCACCACCTCGAAGACCACTTATAATTCTTCTTCTTTCATCGCTAAGATTTCTTCGTCCTCTTCCGGTAAATGCTCTTTCAGCATCTACTCTGCCAAGTTCTTCTAGTCTATTCATTCTTCTTGTGTTGTGCGGCATAATTATCCTCTTTTTCTAGCCATTTTTTTAAAAGTTTTAGCTAACTCGTATCTTTTAGATCCAGGAGGACAGGATTTACTTCCAAATTTTTTACCTGTACAAACTCCTTTAGTTCCTCTTCGTTTAATAGATGCTGTTACTTCTTGAATCCACTTTCCACCTTTAGCAGATACTCTTCCACCTTTCGCATAATCATAACGTTCTTCGCGACTAGCCATGATTTCATTTTTATTCATAGCCGTGGAATTATAAAAAGTAGGCATTATCTATTTATCTGTCCGGATTTTTTAGCGGCCGAACCAAATTTTCCATAAGACTCATCAGCTGAAGCTCTAAGTTGTTCCTTAGTTCTCGGCTTTCTAACTCTCATAGCAATGGATTCGTCTTTTCTAGCTTTGTATCCTTGTTTTTTAACAGAGCCAGCTTCTCCATATGGAAATCTGACATCCGATCGTACTCCATTTTGTCTCATAGTTTTTTTCCTTTAAGTATAATACTTAGTTTTTTTGCGTCTGTCACTCATTACTTTACCACATCCCCTTGCAATTGCAACACGGGTAGGTCCACCGTCTTTATATTTTGTTTCCCACCTCTGCGCAATTTCGGGGTGAGTAGCATGCATATATTTTCGTTGTTTTTCAGATTGAAACGGCATTATTTTTTATTTGATTTTCCATTTCTCCATATCTGAGTTCCCTTTATGCCAAAAATGCTCGCGCAAACTAAAACCCAAAGTGAAGAAAACCACGTCGGCAGCGCTGAAAAATGCTCAAAAAAAACGTTAATCTTTTCTAATGTCTCCGGATTTTCGCTGAAGACCCCCCACGCCAAAATAATTATGGGCGCACTTAAAATTATCAAAACGAATTCGTCTTTAAGATCTGTCTGTCTGGCTTCTAGCAATTTTCCTTGGTAAGTTTCCTCGCCACGGGCTTGCCGCTCTGCATGCAATAATTGTGCATCAGACATAGCAACTCTCGCCTTCTG